GCAGTTGGTAAACGGGGCACTCTCCCTTAAACCAGAGCAAACCACAGGCGCCGCAGCCTAACCGCGCCGGGAAGATCAAGACAACGCAAACACACAGCAGACCCCAGCACTACGCACCCTACGGAAAATGAGCGTCGAACCAGGGCTCGTACATCCCTGGTTCGGCCTCGAACCACTTGCTGTGCGGTCGCCAAACGGACTCACGGAAGTTCCAAGAAACTCCCACGGGCGCGTTCTCCCAAGCGACCTGACGCTCCGGGGAAACCCCGAAGGCACGTTCGAAGCTGAGGCGGGCGTCTCCGCACACCTCAACGGCAGACCCCAACTCCGCCAACGTCGCGCCGACGACAAAATAATCGGCCAAAGCTGCTTGCGGCAGCTCCTTTCCAAACAGCCCCGTAATGTCGAGTATCTTGAGAGCATGGGCCTGCAGAACAGGCACCCCGACAGCAAGCGAAAGCTCACAACGGGCCACCCCAGAGATCCAACGCCTGGCAAAGGAAGGTTCCACAAGCCACCTGTGACTAGCACAAGCGCCTGACAGAACATTCCAAGGCTCCCTGACCATCGTCCAACCCAAACGAGGCCCAAGGAAAACAGGCGCGGACCTACCGAAGCGAATCCTCTCAAGAACGGTAACAGGCTCCTCTAGCGTCAACTCATGTCCAGAATCCTCCAGCACATCCTCGGCGAAATTCGCAAGTACCCGAGCCAGGTCGCTCTCGTCACAAAACAAGAGCGCATTGTCACCATCGGCTAGGATGTCAAACCTAACGCCTCTGGTCAGGAGAACCCCGACCACAGAACACAGCATGAGCAACGAATTGCCCAAGCCAGTGTTGAAGTCGCCGGAAGCTCTACCACCTGGTCGCGAAAATCTCAAACCAGAAGATGTCTTTCCCTCAAACCGCTGCTGGGAAAGAAGGGAGGCCAGCCTACGGTCGTAACCGTAGGCAGCAAGGTAGACCTCCCTTTCTGCAAGAACCTGTCCCTCAGTGACGTGGGCTTCGAAGGCCTTACCGTCTACCTCAAAACAAACGGGGCGCTGGAATCCACCAAACTTGCGTCTGATGAGATTGGCGCGTTGACGGGGGTTGAGGCCCTTAGCCACAACTCTGGTGTTAGAGCCCCCGAAGAGCCTCCGAGCAGTAAGGTTTCCCCACAACCAATGCTCGAAAGGCTTCAGCCAAGAGGCAAGCGCGAGATTGAACCTAGGAGACCTGGGAAAGATCATCCTAGGCTTGGCATCCTTCGCCGCGCCACACTTCTCAGCCTTCAGAAACGCAGAAAGCTCCGAATCTTTGCTTGTCAAAGGGTCGAATCGGAGTGAACGTTCTGCCTCGAGGTACTTGCGGCGCATCGCTCCCGTATAAGATTGCGCCGTCTCCAGATGTGTCCACTTATAACCGCCATACCTGCGGGCCAACCGCTTGAGGGACTTTAAAACCCGCAAAAAGTCAGCGCCAACCGCAGAATCAGCCGGCCGGGGCAGAGGACACAGAGACCGCTTCAACAAAGCAGCGATCTCGTTGTGTATGCAGTTGGCATGAACACCAGGGCTCCAAGTTCCGGGAAGAGCCGAGGTGCATGCCACCCTCATGGCACGCTTCTGGTCCAGACAAACTGCCTGGAGGTCCAAGGGGATGTCCAGGGAACACCCCTCCGCAACAACAACGTCGGTGTGCCCGACGCAATAACCGCGGTTAAGGACCTGGCGACCCTACAGCCACCAAAAGCGGGTGGAGCCAGTGACCCGCAACGACGCAGAGAGAGCGCGCTCTCCCCGCGAAACGGGCCATGCGACCTGCATGGCACCCTGGAGTGCTATGTAGGTGTCGGCCTGAGTAAGGCCGACCTTCTTGCACCAATCCAAAGCCCGGAGCTTAACGGATTCAACAAGAAGCGCATTACGTTCCCTAAGGTACACGTAACTGGCAAGCTTGAACAACAACTCGGTGTAAACCACCGACCTGACACCATCAGGATGCACAACGACCAGGTACGCCTGATCGGGCTTGTCGTCAAGACAATGGACAACGCCGCCACCAACGACGTTAAGACCGCTATCCAGCTGGTTGGCCAAAAGCGCAGCGTGGTGGTGCCACTGCCGCGTGGGGAGGTCTGGAACCCACCGCCCACGCAACAGCTTGCCCACA